AATGTGTGCGTTTGGGATACCCACACCACCATTAGCAATTACACGACCAACTACAACACCATAATCGGCACAGAATTGTGTATACAAATCTTCTTGTCTTAATTTTAAAGACAGTATCTCTAACGAATCGAAATCTTGGTCTATTTTTACGTTGATGTTTCTATCGACACCGGGTTCAGTTCTAATTCTGATAGATTTTGGCATAATTAGTTTTTAAGATAAATAGTTATTCATCATAATTTTAATTTGTTTTTCAGAAAAGTATATGGATATGATTTACGAGAAATCTACATTTTTAAGAGACTTCGCCCTTACTTTGATATCTAACTCAGGAAAACGTATTTGATAAACCTGATTTGGTTGTGCAAATATAGTGTCATCAATAAGCTGTATTTCCTTAGTTTCTGTATCTGAATATCTTTGAGATGTTTGTGAGTTAGAGTATCTACCACCCACTTTATTAAAGACTTTTAAATCCGCTAAACTAATAACACCAGGTATGTCTTGAACAATTCTTCTAATATCAGAAACATTTACATTATTACCCAACTGTTGTGTTTGTGGTGAAAAATAACTATTAACAGAATTAATTATATTGGTAATAACTTGTCCTTGGTTTTCAGTTGAATCCATTACCACCGAAAATTCAAATTCAATATCAACAACTTTAGCATTTGTAACAGATATGTAATCATTAATCATTCTATAATGTGATAGATAATTAGCAATATTTTGCATCAAAGTGTTTGATACTGTTTCAGTTAACTTACCCTGAGTATCATAAGATAAAATTTCAATTTTAATCTTATTATCTTCTTCCGTGATTGATGCTTTTGCAGGTGCACCAAATCTACTTGGCATTGTTCTCACTAAGGAATTGTAGTCATTAATCGTAACCGCTCTTTTCTGAGCCGCAAAGTTAAACGCAACCATATTTCTAACTTCCTCTGTTGTTGGTAAGTCACCACCGCCAATTGCCGCAGTCACGTTTGTTGTTCGTAAACTTTGTCTTACATTTTGATTAATAGTATCTGATGGTCCGTTAATATCAAATTTAGTTGTCCCAAATTGAGTAATCGTATCAACACCAACATTAGAAGCTTTACCACCACCAATTCTATATTGAACAAATAACGTTGTATTAGGTTTTACCGTTAAACCTAAAGCTATATTGTTTTGATAATCTTGAATTCTTAATGGAACTCCTGTTCTTGCAAATTGTTCTAATTGGTCTTCGGCCGATGTCGTAGCACCCCCAAAAGTTAATTTACAATAACCCTCAGGTGTATACTCAGAAACAAATCTGTTTTCTGTTTCAATATACTTACCAACTTTAATACCAGGTTGGTCAGATGGTTTAGTCGGGTCCTCAACAAATATTTTTGATTCTGCTAATGCATCAACTTCATACCATTTATCTACAGAATTTATAAACTCACCATAAGTTGGTGGTGATTGATAGTTTACTCCGTCTTTTTGAATGACTGATGTAATACTAATAACATTCTTCTCAGGTAAGAAAAACTCATAGAATGGTCTTACATCACCATTATTAATTACTTTCTTAAATGTCTTCGTTAATCCATTAACTACAACCTCTCTTTTAGTAATCGTATAATTTATAATGTTATTATTTGAATCGAAGTTTGGTATCTTGGTTCTGTTAGGGAATCCTTCACTGTTGTATTGTGTGCTAAAATCAATATCGTTAGGGTTTTCAAAAACTTGTCCTCCACCTATAAATTGGGAACCTGCTCTCATAACACCTAAGTATCTTTCATCTTCTTGGTCACCTAACGCTGGAACTGTAATAGATAGGTCCACTAAAGCAATCGAAGGTCTATTTCCTGGTATCTTAAGACCGTAAGTTCTGGCTATGTTATATATTGAAGACTTTTGTTGTGCATATTGTAAAACCGTTTCCTGAATACTACGGTCCATGTGATAATGTAAGTTGTCACCAATCGCAGCATTTAAATCCATAAATACTGAATAGATTGACGCATCATTGAAGTTACCAATTAAGTCAGGATAATACTGTTGGGTATAATTGATTAACTCTTGCCTTAACGCCTGAAAGTCTCTGTCCGTGTATGATATTTTACGATTTGCCATATATTATTAAATATTTATAATTACGAAATCTCGTGATTCAAATGTTCCCGATTGTATTGTATAATCAATTCTTAATTTTGCGGTGTATTCTTCAGTTCCTCTACCGGGAATTTTAAACACTTGACCACCTAATTCCTCATAGTTAATCTCACCAGGTAATGGTTCACTTTCCAAATATGGCTCAATAGTTATGTCGTTTATTTGTAGGTTAGGTATATACTTATCCACCGCTTGTCTCACATCGGCCTTAATTGAATCGAATGTGGGACCATCCATAGGCTCAAAAATAAATTCATATATTCTTGTTCCAAAGTCAGGTAAATAATACCTACTACCCTTTCTGGTTAGTATAAGATGTAATAAATCAGCCCTAACTTCCTCTTCGGATGTTTGAGTTAATCTAAGGTAGTCACCACGAGGACTATCCCTAAATGGGAAAAATACACCATATGTTTTACCGTTTGCCATATCTGATAAATATAAACACAGATTATTTTATCTAAACCAATAATAAAAAAGGTCAGACATTGTCTGACCTTTTACCTTCCTTAACCTCAGAAGTGATTATAATTTTTCATTACTTCTGTTTTTATTTAATTATCCTTCACAAGCAACACATTGTAAATCATTCAAATTAAGTTTCTTTCTTGCGAAAGCCTGAGCTGAATTCATTGAGTGTTGATAATAAAGTGTCTTTACACCTAATTGCCATGCATCTATAAGAAGTTTGTTAACATCCTTTGTCGGCATGTCGGGTGATATCATTAGATTTAGTGATTGTGATTGGTCAATATAGTCTTGACGAACCGCAGCTTGATTAATGATTGATGCTTGATTGATTTCCGCAAATGTTCTAAAAACATCTTTTTGTTCATCAGTCAAAAAGTCTAAGTGTTGAACTGAACCGTCTTTCTTTTTAATCGTATCCCAAACCTCTTTTGTATCTTTACCCATTTCAGATAGTAAATTCTTAAGAACAGGGTTTTTAATTGTTACTTTAAGTTTAGCCACATCTTTTACATAACAATTAGACCAAATAGGTTCAATAGACTGAGATACTTGACCTAAGATAAATGCTGATGAAGTTGTAGGTGCAATTGCGTTTAATGTAACATTTCTCCTACCATAACCTTTCAAATATTCAGGTTCACCAAACATTTCAGCCAATTCTTCTGATGCTTTGTATGATTTTTCTTTAATGAGTTTAAACACTTCAACATTAAGTTTTGCCGTTTCTCTTGTATCAAACGGTAAGTTTTTAGACTGTAGTAATGAGTGCCAACCCAATACACCTAAACCTAACGCTCTTTGACGTTTTGCAAAGTTATAAGCCTTTTCTAAGTAGAAGAATGCTCTTTTACCTTCAAGTGTTCCGTTATCTCTTAACTCTTCGATTTTTGTTAAAAATTCGGTTACAACCGCATCTAAGAACATAGTCATAGTTTCAACCGCATCTGTATCTTTCCACTCATCATAGTGAAGAACATTCATCGATGATAATACACAAACAAACGATTCTTCTTCGGAATTATGAAGTGCAATTTCAGAACAAAGGTTTGAGTTATAAATCGTCGCACCTTTATCTTTATAAACATCCACAGTTTTATTGTTCATCGTATCATGGAACATAATATATGGATACCCAATCTCACCTCTCCTTTGAATGACTTTCGCCCATACCGCTCTTTTTTCATCATCACCAGCAATCATTTCTTTCATGAACTGGTCAGTTACGGTAACCGCGTGTGTTAAATCCTGAATTGAGAACCCTTCGGTTCCAATTTCTAAGAACTCCATAATATCAGGGTGTTCAACAGGTAAGTATGGTGAGAATCGTCCTCTACGTGTTGAGCCTTGTGAAATATTATCAACAACAGACTGAAATAAGTTCATAAAATGAACTGAGCCAGGAGCATGTCCATTGTCTGTAATTTCAGCACCTCGACCACGAATATTACCGAAGTATCCTGATGTTCCACCACCCATCTTACTCATTTCACCGACCTCAGCCTGTGTATATAAAATTGATTCGATGTTGTCACCGATATTTGAACCGAAGCAACTTACAGGTAAACCCCTCTTCTTTCCGAAGTTTGCCCATACAGGTGATGATAGTGAATACCATCCTTTACCCATATAGTTGTAGAATTTATCCGCAAACCCTTCAATACCTAATAACTTCTCAGCGTGTTCCGCTATTGTTCTAATCCTCACTAAAGGTTCTTCACCTTCACTCAAATACCCTCTACGAAGAAACGTAATCGATTCTTCATTAATCCAATCAAAAGGTTTTCTTTCTTTCATATTTTTTTTGTTATTTTTTTCTTATTTTAAAATAAATCGTTCGATGTAATTGACTTAGACTTCTTACTGTAGTTAATACTTCTTTTATAGAAAAAGTCAGTATGTTTTGTTGTTAAGATTTCATCATCAAACCATTCAGTAGTTTCCAATAGTGTTTCATTAATTTCAAAAACACTATCAACACCAATAGAGTTTAATGATATATTAAATCTGAACTTAATAAACTCCATTGTTTGTGCTTTTGTCAAAAAGTCTAAATCACCTTTTTCAAAAATCCAATTCACTATTTCAGTCTCAGCTTCATACGCCTCCATAGTTGACGCAATTAAGTCTTCAACCAATTGGTCAGTCCACCAGTGTGGGTTTTCTTGTTTGATAAGGTTAACCAAATCAAAACCAAACTCAGCGTGGATGTTCTCCTCTTTTGAGGTTGCTTCTACTGCGTTCGATATACCCTTCAACATATTCTTATGTTTGTTAAAAGACATGATAACTAAGAATTGCGAAAATAGTGATACATTCTCTACAAACATAGAAAATAAAACTACAGATTCAAAATAATCTCTGTTTTCCACTGATTTAGAGTTTGAAATAGACTTCTCTAAATACTTAATTCTTCTACGAATAGCAGGAACCTCAAGTAGATTTTCAAATTCTCCGTTTAGACCTAATAGTTGGATTAAGTGTGAATAAGCATCTGCATGTCTTACTTCAGATTCCGCAAATGTAGCACCAACGTTACCGATTTCAGGTTTTGGCATTCTTTTGTAAATGTCTCCCCAAAACGTTTTAACTGCAACTTCAATCTGAGAAATTGCTAACATTGCTCTTTCAACTGCGGTTTTTTCTTTTTCATTTAAGTGAACCTTAAAGTCTTGAATGTCTGATGTATAATTAAACTCAGTATGAACCCAGTATGAATGACGAATCGCATCCACATAATCGTTAAGATTAGGATAATCATAAGGTTTTAAATTTACTCTTTTTGAAAAAATATTTGGTTGATTCTTTGAGCGGTAAATAATGTACTCTTTAGCCACATCATTTAAACCGTTATCCATAAGTTTGTTTTCAACCATATCGTGTATTTCATCCACGTGAGGAACGTGGTCTTTGTTATTTCTAAAAATCGCCTTTGTAGAAATTCTGGCAATCTTTTCAGCCATTTCTTCATCAACTTTGTTAATACTTTCCATAGCTTTCAAAACCGCAATTTCAATCTTTTCTGTTTGAAAC